ATTGCGCGTGCTTTCGGCATCAATGAGCGAGCCTACTATGATGTACCGGCTGGTATTATCCGGAGTCGTTCCCGGCCAGGAAGCAACGGTCAGGGATGTGGAACTGTTACCGGTTATCTTAACGAAACCGTTGTCCTTTCCTGTGCCGTGACAGACAAAAACCCAGCAATCCTTGAACTCATCTGTCGTCCAGGATTGAGAGGTGTCATATAGGTAAGTCGCATCTCCACCGGTTGCAGTCGGGATTATTCCGGTAACCGGAAAATATTTCTCGCTTTTAACCGTAATTTTCCCGTTTTCCGTAATGGCGACTTTATTTTTTATCCCGCAGTCTTCAAGCAGTACCGTCCCTTTCAAGATAGTGACTGTCACAGAATGAGCCAACAGGTTAGGCATATCAGCGAGCATGGCCGACCAGTTGGAATAATCTCCATCTGATCCTATGGTCTTGCTCCAGGCGTCGGTGGTTTTAATGGCATATAGGGGATGGGTGTGAGAGGATGGAGGAAATGTGGACGGCTTCCCGGTTATCGATGTCCAGCTATGGTCATGGGCTGAAGGCGGAAAGCTGGAGGGCTTTCCAGTAATATTCCCCCAATTCAGCACATTCTCGCGGAGATGGATGAGATCGATGCTCCCCGGACGCAGAGTCTCTCTCTGAGCCTTCTTTAACCGGCCTGGCTCTTTCAGGAAATCATCATATCGCTGATCCATCAGTCCGCCTCCGCCGAGTGTTTCCAGAGTGCTCTCCGGAAATACGCATCCCATCCGACAACTCGGCACTCTCCGCCGGTGTCCTGGTTGTTAATAAATTCGAAACTCACATGGTATCCGTGTACGCCTAAATTGATCCTCCTTAAAATCTCATTCCGCAGCTCCACATCCGATGTCGGGGTCACTCCCGCCAGATCCAGGCTGACGGCTGGTGTCTTCTTAAAATTTTTGTAGATATTCAACGTCAGCTTAAGGTCGGTCTCATAATCAAGGGTGACATTGGTGTCGTCATCCGGAGCTGAGGAAAAGGTCAGGCTGATGGCACCGGTGGTGTAATCAATCGTCCCGGTGCAGTTGGTCCCGGAGATGTTTCCGTTTCCGTCATCTGTCGCCGTGTACGGTGCGGCTGATATGATGTAAGAAATCGTTACAGAGTTTTTATTGACCGGCAGATTTAAAGCCGTGTGCGTGAAATTCGTCTCTATACCGTCTCCGGCTCCGATCAGCTCCCCGGTTCTGGTCCGCTTGAAAGGCAGGATGTAGTTGAGAAACATCCTCCGTAGCACATTCCAGATCCCGTTTTCCCCGGTCACATTCACCCAGCCGGTCCGCCAGCGTCCTTCAATGGGCTTGCCGTTATCCGCATAATAATCACCCTGGATGAACAGATTGCCGTCCGGCGTTCCGATAAGATGGACCAATTGGTTGTCGAGATTGACGATGGAGGCGAAGTGACTCACTCCGTCCGCAAATTCATAGACAGCAAACTTTTTGCTGAGATAATCAAAAACCACTACCGTTTCATCCGGCAAAGCCATCCAGTATTCATGTTCGGCCATATTGTGACCGCCGAGACAGTGTTTAAGCTGCTGCTGGTCGATGGAGGCCATAATGGTCTTGACAAACTCCGAAGTCACCGGGCGATAGCACCGTTCCCCATTGTAGATCTCGATTCCGAATTTTGACTTGAAGATCAAGTACATATCGCAAACGGCGACAGAGTGAGGGGCATCCGTTCCGATATTCTGGGGGAGCTGATTGACCTCATATAAACTGGCCCCTCTCTTTTCCACTTTAAACATGCAGTCCTTCTTGAAGGCATAGAGAACATCCCCGAAAGCCTTGATCTGCTGGATGGTGTCCGATTCCCGCCGGCGGATATTGAGAAAGTTGGTACTCGCCCATTCCTCCGCCGTTCCGGTGTTGGTGAAAAACAGGAGATTCGGATATTCCGGGTTTCCGGCTATCCACAGCCGGTTGTCCCAGACTTCAAACATCGTTCCCTTGGGCGGAGGCAGCCGGTCATAGCTTACCTCATCCCCCAGCTCGTCATCATGGTAGTGATCGGAGAAAGTGGTGGTGGAATTGTCGTCTATATCGTCCAGCCAGTAAAAGGTCGCTCCATTCGCCTGGGTGCGGTAGATTCTCCGTGCGTTGACCTTTGGATCCGGGGATACCGGGATACTGGTCAATGATCCTTTCTGGTAATCCATTGTCACCTCAGCCGATTCCGGCGAAGGATTGGATTCGCAGGGATAGTTTCCGGACCGGTAGAATGTGACGAGATACTTGTACTTCCCGACCATGCCGGCCGTGTAATCTATGGTGATGGTCGTGCTGTTGTCGGGAGCTGTCGTGAAAGTCAAGGTGATATATCCGGACGCATAATCAATGAATCCTTCACAATCCGTCCCGGAAATTGCCCCCTCACCGTCATCAGTCGCCGTATACGGCGCACCTCCGATGGTATAAGAGATAGTGACCGTGCCGGCCTTTATCGGCGTTTTAACGGTCTCATATGTGAATTCCTTTTGCGTCCCGTTTGCGTCCGCAATCTTCTCATTGGTGATCGCTCCGCTGGCCGCGGCGACAGTCGGCGCTGAATCCGGAGGATTGATTCCGAGCTGCTGGGTATTCTCTCCCTCGATAATCAGGTTGGTTCCGAACCCGCTTACAGCCAGGCGGCCGTCCCAATCAACCTTGGCCGGCGGATCTTCGATCACCTCTTCGCTCTCATGAACAATCTCCCAGCCGTTCTCCGTGACCATGCGTTTGTAGACTTCTTTGTACTTTCCAATGTAGAGGTGGCCATCAAAAGGCAGTAAAGATCCTCCGCTTCCCCGGCCGCTTAGTTCGGTGGAAATGGTGTTTCTGAGGACAAACTGGTTGGTGTTGACATCGAAATGATAGAGTTTCCGGTAATTGTTGGTCTCCCAGCCGGTGAGCAGATAAAACCGGTCTTTAAAGAGAGCCTCTGCCACCGGGAAACCGATCTCAAGTGAAGACTTGGCCACAGTCCAGTTGATCATATCCGTGGATTCGTAAAGCCGCTGCTGGTTGCCGTCCGGATAATGGTTGTTGGTCGGATCCAGCTTGGAGCCGATGACATACGCTTTGCCCTTATACTCCATGATTGAAGATAAAGCATACGTCTCCGAATCATCCCCGGAGTCATAGACTTTCTCAAAGCGGTCGTAAGTCCCGGCCTTGAACCGCCAGACTTGCCAGGTCCAGTTGGTGAGGGAGGAGTTATAGACCGAAACCAGAAGATAGAGGTCGTTGTTCCACACAAACAGCCGGCCGAAGCGGTGGTTGTAATTATTCCATCCGACATTCTGGCCGGAGTCAATCGCGGAATCTCCGTCATAATTATCAATGGAATTCCAGGAAGACCCGTCATAATAGCGGACATGCCATTTGTTGTTGGAGGAAGGCGTGACATAGGTTAAAAGCCAGAGTTTCCCGTCCCAGAGCTTAAACCCCACAGCATGGTAGTTGCCGCTGGTTTGATGCTCCACCCAGGCTGTTCCGTCCCACTCCAGAACGCGCGGCTGTCCGCCGATAACATTGTAAAGGCCGATGAAAATGGAATCATTGAAAACGGCCATGCAGTCACCGTCTTCGGATCCGCTGGCTAAATTCGGAGAGCTGCCGGTGTAAAGAACTTCCCAAGTCTCACCGTCTTCCGTAGACAGAAGCCGGGCGTGCGTGCTGTCGATCTGATCATACATAACCAGCTTTCCCTTATACTCCACCAAGGCGTTGATCTCAGAACTAAGCCCTCCGGAATTCGGGACAGTCGTCCCTTCCAGGTAAATCCGGTTGAGAGCTGACACCTCTTTGCTCATATAGATTTTCGACTTGGTAATGATGACCGTGCGCTTAAAACCATTGGAGTCGGTAAAATCATGGATCTGGACAATCGGCTCTTCCGGATCCGGAAAGTTCGCGTCATACTCGGCATACCCTTTCCGCTTAACCCGGCTCCGGCCGTCCGGATGATGCTTCCAGTTGACAGACTCCAGCACATGACCCTCCGGGAGTTCATTCGGAGGATTGAGCTGGTCGAGAGTACCCCCTATATTCCAGAAAGGCACTCGCTGAAGCCATTGCTGTCTCATTGCTTGGATTGCCTGTATAACTCCTTGGTTGACGGCAGGAGATCCACGGTCGGGCCTTCCTTGCCGGATAGCTTATATGTGACATCGAAGATCATCTGACTGAACCGCTCCTCTAAAAGCTGCTGCACTTTTTCATCCCGGAAATTCCATTGCCGCAGCACATCCAGGGAAATCAGCGGATGGGCGGGTTTGGGAAGGGCCGGACTGGCATTATCGTCAGCAAGATCCGGGAGTTCGGCATAGTAATAGGCCTTAAACCGGTCCGCAACAGTCGTGCTTGGGGTCGGATCAAAGAAGATCTCCGTCCGGGACTCATACCCCCATCCCACAGGGGTTCCCTTTTCCCCGACCGTTGATACTTCCCAAATATCCTCCACATCCCAGTAAGTCAGCGGAACCGGCTTTTCCCCGGCCAGGTTGCGCAGGATACAGCTGAACCTTAAAAAATCAGTGATGCTCAAGTCGGTTGCTATGTCGTACACCCGCTTATTGGCCGTAATGGAGATCAGCGCCGGCTTCCGGAATTGCTTCGGCAGTTTGTCCGCCAGGGCCAGGAGAACATTGTCCTGAGAAACATTGATCAGAGTATCCAGCTGGGTATCCCCAAACAGTCCTTCCGGAGCTTCCGTCAGCTCATCAGCCAGGATCCGGGTGTAGTCCCTGAGCTGCTGTCTGTTCATAGCACCTCCCTAAAGCGTTTTATACTGACCGCTGATTTTCACGGTGAAGGAAGGATCCGTTCCTCCCACGGTAAAGAGAAGAGCGTTCCTCCCGCCTAAACCGCCTAATAGAGTCTGGATATCCTTATCCACCCCGGAGATCTGTTTAAACGAGCCTATCACATACCATTCCCCGGTTTTCTCCGAGTAGGTCAGAACATCGACATCCAGAGTCGGAGAGGTCCCGCTGGCGGCCGTACAGTTGAGGAAAAAATTGGCTTCCTGGAATTCACTGATTTCCTGGAAAGCGGTCTTGGTGTCACCGTTTGCGGTTATCGTTCCGTCAAACAGAATTAATTCGTTTATCATGGAAACCCCCTGCTTATCGAAATTTCCCTATGAAAAAGTTCTTGCAAACTTGAGCCGTCTTCCCCATTTCCAGAATTCGATCTGCATATCAGCGGCCGTCAGCTTGGCCTTCTGTATCCGTGCAGCCTCTTCCGCATCTACGCTCTTAATCTCTTTATCAGCCGAATCCTCGATGTGCTTCTGGTGCTTCATGTACCTGAAAAACCGGATGACATCCTCGTCAAATGGCAAGGGATTATGGTTTTTATCTTCCAGGACCATCTCTACGACAAAGTTCTTGCCTGAGATCGGATCGTACTCTGTGATTCCCGGTATATGCTTGGGAAAATCCTTGACGATAAACCACTTCCCATACTTATCCATGAAAAAGGGATAGAGCTTGGGGTTTATAAGCCGCAGCTCTTTTACAAGTCTTTTTTCAGGAATATACACAGGCATATTTACCTCCAAGTGGAAAAGGGCAGGGTTTCCCCTGCCCTCATAAAAACCTTACTCCTCGACATCATCTATGCGGTAAAAATTGTTCCGCTTTTTGATACCCAGGTTGGCGAAAATATGCCCTTCCGCGACATACTCATTCTTATTCGCGACTTTCTGCAGGATCCCGCCGGCATCACCTTTTTCCCAGGTAATCTCTTCTCCGCCTTTGCTGCCCTTGGCTGTTACGAAAATAGTGATCTGGTCATCGTCCACACCCAGCATGGTATTATCAGGAACGTAGTGATCGGGAACCATGGGGATTTCCTTGCCGTTGTAGTAGAAGGGGATCCCAGAGAAACCGCCCCACATGACCTTGGTGTTGTATTCCCTGAACTGTCGGAGATAGGCAATGTATTTTCTGCGGATTCCGTGCGTGACGAAAATGACGGAAACTTTGGTTTCCGGACGGTCGTGAGCAATGATGATCAGGTCTTCAGAGAAGGCCCGTAGAGTTCCGCCATTATCGTAAACCTTGGCTTTCCAGATGGGGTAACTCGCGACATCCAGGCCTTGAAGACCGCCGGAACTTCCCAGCGGAGGATTCGCGTCAGAACAGAATCCCAAAAGGCCCATCATCTCGCCTTTACCAGGTTCTTCACCTCCGCTTCCGACAAAGACGTTCTTTGGGTAAACCCAGCTGTTATCGGTCCAGCTTTGGGACGAGGCCAGAGTCACTTGGGTATCTGAGTCAACGGATGCGATCTTGATTCCGTCCACTTCCTTAACGCCGGCATCCGTGTAAATATCGATCACCCTGTTTTTGAACAGGAACTTGGTTGCCTTTGCATACCTTGGGTGGTCCACGACAAGCGTGGCCGTTCCGGCTCCGGCACCGTTGGCCTGGGCCAGACGGCCGGACCCGTCACTGAATATCTGCCGGCTCAGGTCATCAAAGACCCCGACAAAAAGACCTTCCTTCTCAAACGACTCCGGATCCATGGGTGTCCCATTTTTCAAGGCGGACTCCATGGAGAAACCGTCCCACTTCATCGAGAACATCATGGCGCGTTTGAGATACACCAGGGTCTCTTCAGGCGTGGATTCCTGGGGAGTCGGATAATCGGACGTGTTGGATGCGCCGTAGGCCTGGGAGCCTTCCACCATAACCTTCTGCTTACCAGCCTTTCCGCCCATTGTCAGCCGGTCGGATTTATGGAACTCATTCCAACCTTTCGACTCCGCGGCGAACTGGACGATAACAGAAGGCGAAATGTAGTCATTAAACAGCTTAAGCTGTGTTTGAATATCCCACAATTTAACCTCCTAAGCTAATGCTTCATCCCGGCCTCCCTTTTCGGTTTAAGGACTTCTTCGTTAAATGCCCTGAGAGCTTCTGACATGGTTTGAAATTTTCGCTCTTTCTTTTTGGTGGTCGCGCCACCGGCGGGTTGTTCCGAAGGAGGATTAACTGGAGCGGACTCGTTGTCGCCTTTTTCCTTGAGATAGTTGGCGATAACTTCTTCCTGCTGTTTCTCTGACAGCTTCTTGTATTCCGGATGGTTTTTCACATGCTGCCGGATATCTGTGTCCACTTCTTCATGGACCATCTTGACAGCCTCATCCACGGAATACCTGGGTTCGTCTTTCTCGTCCTTTTCGGCTAAAAGCTGGTAGATCCGTTTGTCCTTGCCTTTGGCGTATGGATACTGTTCCACCGCTTCGCCGATAGACTCATCAAGGCCGGCTTTGGCCTCTGAAATGACTTTCCCCAAAGTCATCTTTTTGAGGTTGGTGTTCTCGCTCTCAAGTTTCTGGAGCCTGGAGTTTAACGCCTTGAAATGCTTCTTGATGTCCTCATCCATAAGCTCCAGGTCTTTTTCATCAATAGCCGAAACCTCTTCCTCCCCCTGGATCTGTTCCTTGCCGGCATCACCGGTCTTGGAGGATCCCGGAGGTTTGATAACGAGCCGTCCTTCCTCAGCAGCCGCCATGATCTGTTCCATCATGTGCGCGGCCTGCTCCAGAGTCTTTTCCTTCTGGTTGAGTTGCTCAAGCCGTTGATTCCCGTGATAGCCGAGCTGTGCATACGTCTTCAGCTTGTCATAGGAATCAATGTTGACCTCCTTGCCGTCAACCTTGATGACAAAGGGCTGGATTTCGCCTTTTTCGTCTACAAGTTTGAAGGCAGGCGGGCTTGGTTCCTCACCGCCTTTTTCTTCCTCTTCCTCTTCCGCTTCTTCTTCGGTTTCCTCAACGTCCTCTTGGCCGGGGCTTTCAGTTTGTTTTTCTTCGGTTTTATCTTCCTGGGCTTCTTCGTCCCCAGCGGAGGGCTTTTCCTTTGCGGCTTTCGCCTGATCCGCCGCGAACAACTCCATAGCGGAGTGGAGGTCAGAGGGCCGTTCCGCCTGTTCCGTTTCTTCGGAGGGCTTTGCAGCCTGTTCTGTCTTTTCTTTTTCGCCCATAATTTAACTCCTTATTTGGATTTTGATGTGACCTTGACTTTGGTCTTGGAGGATTCCTTTGTCTCAGCCGGCTTTTTCTTTTCCGGCCTTGGGGTTATCTTCCGCAGAACCTCCTCTTTCGGAAACTTCAAGGTCATACCATTCGCATATTTGAGATGCGGGATCTCGCCCTTCCGGGCCATGTCCTTGATCTCATCCTCATCCATATTCAGGATTTCGGATATCTCTTTAAGACTCACGATTTCAGCCATTTTAAATGCCTCCTTGCGTCATGATGGCCTGGAGAAGGGCTTCCAGTATCTCAGGCGGTATATTCGCCAATTCCGGCGGAATCCCCTGAGCAACCGGAGGAGCAGGAGAGGGGGGAACGCCCATCCCCGGCGGCGGCGCGGCCGGTGAGGCTTGCTCCGCCGCTTCAGGAGGCATCTCTTCCCCCTCAGCCTCCTCTTCTGCCAAACCTGTCGCTTCTTTTAACGCTTCAATTCTCTTCCTGATATTGCCTTTGCGCTTATCGGAGAGAGATTCGAATTCCTCTGTTTTCCGGAAATTATTGAACACCTCGAAATGGATCTCATTGTTGTCATTCGGATCCACTTCGATGTAGGTGTCTTTTCTTTTCATGACATCCAGATACCGTTCAGCCTGCCGCTGATCAATGAACTGGTCCTCCGCGTAATCCTCCACGGACTTAGCTCCCATAAGCTCAAGAGCCTGGTTGGGATCCGAGATCATGGCCTTGTCCACCATCGTCATCACCACCTGCTCTTTTTTGCTTCGGGTGGTGAAAATATCGACACCGGACTTGACCCGGACATCGTAATTGTCGCGGAGGTCGGCTCCCTTGAATTCCAGGATGGTCAATTTCTGGCTGCGGCCCTGCTGTTTGATCAGCCGGCTTACCGAATAGTGTTTTTTTATCAGTTTCAGCCGGAATTTCATGGCATCCTGGAAGGACAGGTCCATCTCCTCCAGGGCCGGAGTCAGCACGATCTCATCCTGCTGCTTAAGACCCTGGAAGAGAACGCCAGAGGCCCTGGACGCATACTTGGGGAGCTGGCCCAAAGACGGTTTGCGGACGCTGACAGCCGATTCCATCTCATCTTCCTGGAACTGCCGCCATGACAGCATAAGCGAAGGCGGATCCGGCGGAGTCTGCCAGTATGGATTACCGAACCGCGGATTGAAGTGAGCGAAATCCACGCCGCCGGCGCGTCTCCATACCTTCTCATCCTCATCCCGCATGGACCCCCAGGGAATCATGCCTTTGATCCGGTAATTCTGGATCCACTCGTCCATGTAGGAACAATACTTGTTGTGATTGCGCTGACGGTCCTGCAGCATGGCCACGGCCGAGAGATAAATCGGCTCGCCCAGGATCGGAAAGATTCCCGGAAGCTGGAAATAGCAGAGATCATGGTCCGGCGCGTTGTTGTCGCCTTCATACAGGAGATAATCGTCATCCACGGCCGTCAGGATCAGCCGGCCTTTGGGGTATTTCGGGCTGGGCCGCTCGTGCCGCTCCACGATCCGGACCATCTCTTCGGTGAATTCCAGTTTTTCAAAAAGGGAGATCTCTTTATCCTCGCTGGTATCCGCCGGAGTCAGGGAGTGCTTGAGCTGATACTGCTCTTCCACGTAGGCTTTCGGCAGCAGATACCCTTCCTGGAACCATCGCCATCCTTCCCGCTCCAAGGAGGTCGGATCCGGCCGGACATTGAAGGGATTAAGGTAGTTGAAATCCACCTGGCCCTTCTCCCAGGCCCAGCCGCTTTCCGCACGGATCAGGCCGCCTTCCCGGACATCCTTGTTCCACCACTCTTTCCAGAAGAATGCTCCGGTCAGCAGGGCCCAGAGCTTCCCCCTGGTGACTTTCGTATTGAACTTGCCTTTCTCATTGGTGAACTCCAAGGAGATCGACCCGGTCTTGGCGGCCTTGACATCTTCCGGATCCGTACTGTTCGGAATGACATAGTATTCATGGGGATACCGGATCTCACCCCACAGCTGCCGGATGATCGGCAGGGTTTTGTTGTAGACGTTTTTCACGTCCCGGTCCACAAACTCGGAGACATCCATCAGCTCTCCGGTCTCTTCGTTGTAGTAGATGTACTGATCGCCCATAGCAAACCGGATGTATTCCCGCCACTTGCCGTGGTACTTCTTGACAAAAGGATGGTTGACCCAATCCTCCCGGACCTGTTCTACAATCGCCCGCTGTTCGGCGGTCTGCTTGTCCTTCGGGACCGGTTTGAATTTCTTTTCGTCAGCCATCGTCAGAACCTATTAGCCGCCTCCTGGATCTTTCTTTCCGTTTCGGTCATTTTCTTTTTTTTGTTTTTCCGGAAATCCTTAAACATTTCCTCTTTATGCTTTACTTCCTTGGGAAAGATCTCCTGGAAATGTTTGTACTCCTCCAGGTCCTTGGACATGTACCGGTCGAAAATCTGGCTTTTTTCCCGGTAATGGAGATAGAGCTGGAGGACATTGACCGCTATAAGCAGCATGACAACAATAAACCAGTAAATCATTTCGCCTCCTAAAACATGGCTCCGAGCTGCCGGTTATCCATTTTCCGGCCCTGCTGGTCGCGTTTGATTTGTTTGAGAAAATCATCGTCCGGCTCTTTGGCCGCACGGTATCCCGCCGGCAGGTTTGTCACCGCCGGTTTCCGGGGATAGATACGCTGGTCTATGAGCATCCAGACGGTATCGAAGATATCCACGCCTTCGGTCTTGCCCTTGTACCAGCTCTTGATTTCACCGTCATAATCCCGGAGTCCCTTGCGCGAGAGAATCCGCCCCGCCTCAAAGTACGGGACCACCTGGACATGGCGGTCCGGTTTCGGCAGCCCTTTATGCGAGACGGTCAGGACGTTTATATCCGAACGTTTCTCTTCCAAAAGCGATTCCAGGAAAATGCCGTATTTTTCCCGCTCAATCAGCAGACACCAGGCCGGACGCTCCTCTTTCTCGCATTGATCCCAGAGGTCTTCCACCCAGTGGAACAGCTCAATCGGGCGGACTTTCTTTTTCACCGAATACGGGATATACAGATTCCGGTCCAATGCCCAATCACCTATCGTAACGGCCGAATCCGAACTCCGGTCGCTCCGCGTGCCGGCGCAGTCAACCGAGATCATGCGGATGTGGATATCCGGAAGGACATCGTATTTCAGGTTCATAGACGGTGAGATCTGGATATCCTTGGCATCTACCACCTGGCCTTCGTACATCCGCATGTAAAAGTAGGATCCCTGCTTCCGCTTTTTCCGGGCCAGGTATTCCTCATCCAGCCGCGGCAGGAAGTTAAGTTCGCCTTTTTCATTCCGCACAAAGCAGGAGAAAACATCATACCCGGTCACGGACATAAACCGGCCGGGTGATTTGCCTTTGATTTTCTTGTAGTCGAAATCGCAGTCCGGATCCAGGATCCTTCCGGACAGGTCGTCCTTTTCCCAAGGGGTTTCCGTCATCACTTCCCATGCGCCCTGGGCGATAATCGACTCCATCCGCTGCCAGGTGTCGAAAGTGCCGAAGCGCAAATCAGCGGTCCGGACGTTCTGTTCGTTGACGATGTTGTCCGACCACACCCCGCCGTAGTGAAATCCGGTCAGAGACTTTTTCAAGGATCCGATGTCGATACCGATGTTCTTATAGCGGATCCCCTCTTTCCCCCAGGCTTCCGCTTCCGATTCCTTGGACGGGACATAGCCGTGGAGATAGCCCTGAATCAGCTCGTTGGTCAGGATCTCCCGGTTGATCCGGGTCATATGCTCTTCGGAAAGGTCGGTCAGGCCGGTATAGATCCCGAACAGTTTCTCTTCGCCGTACACGGAGGCTTTGAGAAATTCCTGAATCATCATGCCGCGGCCGATAGTGGATTTGAGGGTGTCCCGCGACATAAGGCCCAATTTCTGAGGATAGGGATTGCGGGTAAAATCCAGGAAGTCGCAGAACAGCCGGTGGATATGGTTGAGATCCCGGTATTCCACTTTTTTCCCATGCCGCAGCACCACGGCACAGAGATAGAAGAGATCGGTAAGACACCGATAAATAAAATCATCGACAGAATTAACCCCCAGGGCTTGAAGGGACTCGTGCGAGGCCGTGACCCGGCCGCCGATATTCTCCCTAAGACCCATCGGCCACCTCCGCTTCCCGCAGCCGGTTGTACCGGTTGACGGCTTCGGCATCACTCTGGGTCATATGGACATGGACATGCCGGTGGGTTCCCTCCTGCTGGACGCGGGTAGGCGGGAAAGCGTTTTTAACCTTGAGCGCGTCCTGGAAGAATTTATGGATGGCGTGCCAGTCTTTCCTCCCCCTCTTGAAGGGATGCTCGGCTTTAAGGCCTTCCTTAAGCACTTTGGCCAGGCTTTCATTGTCTATCCCCTCCGCTTTCATGGCCTTCTGGAAGGCTTCATTCCCAGCCAGGGTTTCCAGAGCGTTGGTCACTCTGGCTGAAGCGCAGGACGGCGAATAGCCGGCGGCTTCTCCGGCCTGCTGCTTGCTCACTCCTCCCTGAAAATAATTAGAGAGAGCTGTTCTCTGCTGGATGGTGAGTTCGCCGCGCTCTTTAGGGGTGAGCTTACGGTTCTTGGATACGCGGCGTTTCGGTTTCGGACCTGGTTTTCGCGGCCGGACCCGGATGGTTGTCCGTCTTACGTCCCGGTGTGTTACGTTGACCGGAATGCCGTCGATGACTTCTGTTTTCATATTTAATCATCTTTGCTCACCGACCGCGATATATTGCTTATTTTTAAAATACGCACAACATATTGAACGTGTCAATACCTAAACGGCAAAAATCTTTGGGTATTTCCCTATAGGAAATTTCACCCCCCTTGCGCTTTGAAAAAACGGGTTTACGCTGAAAATAAAAAGGGAGGAAATCATGGATGACGACTACAGAGACATGAAAGAGCTGATTGATAAATGGAGCTTCATTACGTGGCGGAACAAAAAACAGGCCGAGAAAAACGAAAGGCAGATCCAGCTGATAAAGGATTACCTTAAGGTCATCAACCGCCGGATGAATACCCTCCGGCTGGCTATTGATCAGCTGAGCGAGATTTCGAGGAATTAATTTAATTATTACGTGCTACACAAATTAAATCTGATAAACATACAGGAGAAAGATTAAGCAAGGCTTATTTTTTTGATGATTTATTTTTATTTTTCTTTTCCTTTGGATAGTAATCAAGGTCCATTTTTTCAGTCAAGGAGGAGCTGTCAATGGGTACGAAATTTCTTGATTTTGAGAACTGAACTTGGCCCGGATAAAGCATGTATACGCAATCATTCTCATTTCTCATTGGCTTCCCTCCTCAAGTTTATAAAATGAGTTTTGAAGATTCTCTCTATGTTTCCTTACTTTACTATTAATAGACTTAATATCATCTTTTGTCAAGAAAGTGATTCCTCTATCAGGCTCTATTTTCATGATTTGCAATGGGCCCCCGACTTTACCATCTTGGCTAGCCGTTTCTTGGATACAATAGGCACCTAATTCTAAAATCGCTGTAATAGGCGCATCTTTTTTATATAATCGATTCAATAAATAAACTCCAAGTGGAACTACCCCGATAGCCTGGAATCCCATTGTGCATTTTTGTGGGACAAATAAACTTTGAGAATTCAATAAATAGGAAAAAGGTGCCCCTGAAGAATGCCCGCAAACGATAAGAAGTAATGGAGGGTATTGTTTTATGTAATCATTCCCCAACTCTCTTGGCCCAGGATACCATTTACTGAAATTTTCAACGGCTGCTTTTGATATTTTTTTTGTGGCATTTTTAATATCATCACTTTCGGTGATTTTATTTTCAATAATATCTACAAAATGAGCCCCCAATTCACCCGCGCCAGCAATGGCAATTCCTATCTTATCACTCAAGCCAAATAACTTTTGAACATTGTCGTTAGAAGTTGTCAATCCCCTTGGATCACCGACAGTGGCCCGGCTGTCAGCAGCCAACACAATACCTTCATCGCAGAGTAAACTTATTGCTAAAGTCATAAAATTCCCCTTTCATAATTTAAGTCGTAAACCATAATAAATAATTGAAAATTGAGAAAACCTCATTCCTCCAACGCCTATTTAATTGAAACACAATCTGCCAGTAAGGCAACGCTTCAAACCTTGGCATAGATTCCAGTCCCGCAACGCCTCATTCAATTTTCACAAATCTCTTGTCGTCAAAAAATTCTTATCTTTGTTCCTGATAATTCTCATTAATTCTTTCTTATTCCCTATCCTATAAATCTGCTCTGCTTTTTCAATATTCCTATCACCAATAACGTTTTCAAATTCATACTCAGCTTTTATAAAAACTCTTATTGTGCTTCCTTTGCTTTCTTCAATCTTTTTTCCTTTTTTGAGAAAATCATAGCTTATGTTTCGTTTTATGTTTTCAGAAGGATAAATCCAGTTATTTATCTCATTTTTCAGGAATGACCCAAGTAAATTTTCTTTTCTGCCCTCCAGGAAGTAGTCTATTTTTTCTTGGATAAGTTTGACTTGGTAATTACTCTTATTTGTTATTCGGAAAGAAATATGTCCTTTTATACCGCCACCTGAATGCCCGTTGAATTCAACATTAATTGTAGGCGTTGTTCTTATCTCTAACTCTTTAGTCATGGCGCCCGCCATTTTTTTTGTTTCAAGAAGATAAAAGAAAGTAATTAAAGCCAAAATTAAAGTCACGATTACTAATGCTATTTGAATTTCCATTTTTTTCCCTTATATCTTTAATTTTCCCTGCTTGCCTCCATCATGCGTTGGTGCTTTTTTATCACGGTAGGGTGTTCTGGGATAGTCAATTTCTTTTCCTTTTAAAAGTTCTCTAATAGTAAGAATTTGAATTTTGGGAAACTTTCCCCATCCAGGTGAATCATAATAACCAGAGGAAATTGCTTCTTGCATCATTCCTTTTGTTGGGTTTTTAAGAGTTATAAATACTCCAATTTGGGCTTTTTCTCTTTCAACCGTTCCCCTTAAATCCCGAATGTATCCTGGATTAATATTGCCACTTTTTACTTGTATCAAAATCTTTTTTGTTTTTCCACTGTTATCATCATGAAAATATATATTGCCATCAATTCCTTTATCTTTTCCCTTTTTTTTCTCCTTGTCAGCTGGTCTGGCTCCAACTAATCCAAGCGCCCACCATTCAAACTGATATCGATCTTGCTTAGCAAGCGCATATGCTCCCTTTAGATCAACAGGCTCTCCAAAAACTTGATATTTCACTTTATAGCCAAAAGTATCTTGGAGTCTATGTTTCATTAAAGAAATTGCTAAATGAGTTACATCAATCCCAATCCATTTCCTCTTTATTTTCTCAGCAACAGTAATGGTGGTACCGCATCCACAAAAAGGATCTAATACAATATTACCTTCATTTGATGAGGCTCCAATTATTCTTTCAAGTAAGGATTCTGGCTTTTGTGTTGGATATCCTAAGCGCTCAGTATGCCAGGATCTTAAAGCTTGGACATCAGCCCAGACATCCTGCAGGGGGAGACCTTTGGATTCATCAAGATATCTCTTTAATCTGGGGAAATTATTTCTTGTATAGTAAATTTTACCCGACTTATCTAATTCTTCCATCTTACTTTTTGGACATCTCCAAACCCTTGTTATCCCTTTCCATTCATACTCATACCCTCCCCCCGAGAGACCTGAGGCACTTAAATTATCTGACATCCATCTGCGGCCATCATCATCCTCAAAACGATAATATTGGTCAATATAAGCTTGATCGTATTTCTGATACTTTTTATTCCAAGTATAATTATCTGATTTCACGTAAAATAATAAGTCATCATGAACATTTCCGCAGCGTGACGCATCACTGTGACTTGAAGTTCTTTTCCAAATAATATCATTCCGAAAATTCAATGAACCAAAAACAGCATCCAATAAAATTTTCAAATAATGACTTGCAACTGGGTCGCAATGAAGATAAATCGAGCCTGATTTTTTCAAAATTCGATGCAGCTCAATCAACCTTATTGCCATCATCACAAGATAAGCCATCATGTCGCTGGACCCTAAAAAACTTCTCATTGCGATAATAACATCAGCAACTTTTTTTGGTCCTTGCTCGGCAATCTCAGTATAAGTCTTCTCTGCGGTTTCATCCCAATGCCACGTATCTTCGAAAACTCGGATTTGAGCAGTCGAATCAGTTCCATTATGCTCCTTAAATAAAACATTATAATTTTGATCGCTTTTAAATGGCGGATCAAGATAAACCAAATCAACACTCTCATCCTTGATATATCTTCTGAGGATGTCCAGGTTGTCGCCATAGTATAAGGTGTTTTTCATGATGTTGTCCTAAAACTAAATTTTCCTTCAACCCCATCCATGAAGATAAAAATATCAACTGGAATCAGACTTGTCAATCATTGATATTGTTAGGTTTTTCTTTGAAATCCGGGGATAAGTGTGATATTAATGGAAATATCAAATTAAGGGAGGTTTTGATGAACGACATACCTAAAAAAAGTGGAGGAGACTATGCGCACAAAGCTGGAGAAGTCTTAGTTTCTTCGTTGCCGGTTGTAGGCCCAGCCGTGGCTGCTCTTTTCAATGAAGTCATTATCCCGCCATTAGAAAGAAGACGTGATCAATTTCTCCAGGAATTATATGACGCATTGAAGGAACTTGAAGAAAAAGTCGAAGGATTTAAAATTGAAAATCTATCCGAAAATGAGATGTTTATTACAGCGGTCATGCATGCCTCAAGGGCAGCAACCCAGAATCACCAACAAGAAAAACGGGAAGCATTAAGAAATGCTGTATTGAATTCCGCTTCAAGAACAGCCCCAGAAGAAGATCTCCAGCTTATGTTCTTTAACTGGATAGACGAATTAACGTCATGGCATCTTCGGATTTTGAAATTTTTTGATAGCCCGGAAAATTGGGTTAATAAACATGGTATAGAAATTCCAGATTGGCCTAAAGCAAAACCGCTACGTGTATTTTTTGAAGTCTACCCGCAAATGAAAAATAAAACACAAATACTTAATCTAATGATTCAGGATCTTAGTGACATTAAAGAGCTAATGGATGGCGATAAAATTCACAGTGAAATGCAGAAGATGGCATATTTGAGGGTTTCCCACACTACGAAATTAGGGAAGCAATTTCTAAAATTTATAACCTCGCCTATCGAAGAGAAATGAGTTGAAGTCCTTTAAGAGAAAATTTTTAGCGTTCTGAGTAAGGGATAATATATATAGGGGGGTGGTTATGGCAATCCCCATACCCCCCCCTGGGCCTGTTAACCTGGAGCTGGCCTGGTCCGGATGGGGCCTGGTGTGGTCCTGGGTGGGGTGCTGACCTGTTCCGGCCTGGTCCTGGCCGGGTCTGCTGCTCCTGCTGCTGGTCCGATTCAGTGTATAAATAGGCGGAGTTTACATAAGCATTGTTATACGACATAAATATTTCCCTGGTATTAAAGGGGTTAGGCGGGTCGAGTTAACATAATACTTTTTATCATCATATCTCTTTCAGAATATAATCTCTTTTAGGGCAAAAGTCAAGGTTGCGAGGCTGCAGCTTGCAGTCATTAACTAATTCATTAAATTTCTTCTCTATGCATTAGTCAATATTACATTGACTCAAGTATTAATCTTCTATTCTATTACATATAACACCTTAACTACTCACACCTGCTACATTAATACATTAACTAGTACATATACATAGATACATTAACTAATATATATACAGGCCTAACCCTTCACCGGGTGGAAGTCGTCCATCCTGGGCCGTTTCAGGCCGTCATTTTCCCTGTAAATTCCTGTAAATAAAGCTATTTACCCCCTTGTGGTCTGCCCTTTTGGGTTTACGCTGAAAGTAGACACCACACAGGAGGTTACGATGGATTTTACATTCAGGATTTTGGAGAAAACGCCTTGCAAGTATCCCTTCAAGGTGGAATCTCCGCAGGATGCCTACAACCATTTTAAGGACCTGGCCAAGGCCAACCGGGAATGTTTGGCGGCTGTTTACCTTAACCCCAAAAACCAGGCCATTGACTCGGAGATTGTCTTCGCCGGCACAACCGACAGCTCTGTCGTTTATCCGCGCGATATTCTCCGCTCCGCTATTCTCAATGATGCCGTTTCCGTCATCATCCTTCACAACCACCCATCCGGAGACCCCGGACCGTCTGAATGTGACCGAAGCATAACGAAGCAGATTCTTTTGGCCCTTCATTCAGCCGGGCTGAAACTCTTGGATCACATCATCATCGGGGACGGCCGTTATTTCAGCTTCACGGAAGAAGGCCTGATTGAGGACTATGAAACCATGTTCAAAGGCCTGGAGTCAACGGGCCTGGTGGCCGAGCCGGTAAAGGCCGGACGGTATCAGCCGGAACCGGAGCCGGAACCTGGCACCCAATTCAGCCTGTTTGACTGGTGCAGAGCCAGCCGGGAGAAATCCCGGCCGTAATGCCCGGTCCTGGTGGCAAGGCCAGGACAAAGGAGGTGATATCAATGACGCTCACCAAAGAGCAGGAAGAGGCCATCATCCAGGTTGTCCGGGACGAGCTGGGAAGCTGGGACATCATGGTCAATGACCTGATATCCGAGATGCTCCACCGGGAATTCTGGGAAGAATCCATGGACGGTTTCTTTTATGTCGCGGCCCGGAGTCTGGCGAAGAAAACCATCATCAAAGAGCTGCCGGACTTTCTGGACCCGGAATTTTAAAGGAGGTGTTATGCATCAATCTATGACAAAGCAGGAGCGGAAGCAACAGCTCAAGGCGGACCTTGCGGACCTGGAACGGAAAATTATCACGGACCAGGCCGCACTTGAGGCTTTCGCTGAACGCTGGCGGTCAGGGTTTCGGTCCTATACCCTGACAAATTTTCTCTTGGCCTGGGGCCAGCGGCCCAATGTCTCCATCCTGGCCGGTTTCAAGCAGTGGAAAGACCGCGGCCGGTATGTCAAAAAAGGCGAGCGGGCCGTCTGGATATTTGCCCCGTATCTCAAAAAGATTGAGGCCGAGGACGAAGACGAGGAAGAACAAATCCTTAAAGGCTTTTTCCCGGTCCCTGTCTTCGATGTCAGCCAGACCGAAGGCGAAGACCTGGACATCGGAGCCAATGACGTTAAAGGCCGGAGCTGTCATTCCCTGGAGGACCTGGCCGGGAAATTCCCGGAGTATCCGCTGGTTATGACCGAGGGCCTGGAGGACGGGCACACGGACGGCCGCACCATTGAAATCAGCCGCAGGAAAAACAAGGCCCAGCAGATAACAGCCTACCTTCACGAGCTGGCCCATATCCTGCTGCAGCATACCAAAGGCGCAGACCGGGAAAACCTGGCCCATGATTTGGGCGAGGTCGAGGCGGAGAGTGTCGCTTATCTCACCGGCTTATGTCTCGGGATTAACAGCCGGGATTCCCTCCGCTACCTGGGAGGCTTCAACGGCAAGGGCGACCACTTAAAGAGCCAGGCTTCCCTCATTCTCAAGACAGCCGAGAGAATCCTTAAACGGATTGAAAACTAAACAAAAGGACCAGGCCGGGCATAGACCCGGCCCCTGGTCCGGGAGGACAACATGTCAATGTATCTATGGGCAGCAGCGCAAAAGGCTGCATATGAAAAGTATCAAAGAATCGACGAGGCCAGCGACCGGCACCGGCTGGAGCTGGGCGAGGTCAACGGCCTGGACTTCCGGGCGGCAGAGATTGACCCGGAAACAGCCAAAGGTCCGGAGGGTGAGCGGTTTGTTGCCATCATCCGGGACCGGTCCAATCCCCCGGCTTCGGCCTGGGCCTGGTTTCACACCTGGGAAGCGGCCAGGGATTTTATTAGGCTCGCGCACCGGGCCGAGCAAAGGGGGGTTATATGAAATTCTACCGGAAGGATCCCCGGATCCTGAAAGCAAAATTTAAATCGCGTTGCCCTAAGTGCCGGCGCGAGATCTCACCGGGCGAGCAGATCATCTACTGGCCCATAACCCGGACCGCTTTCTGCTGGAGCTGCGGAGAACTGGATTATCTGGAATTCCTTTCAGCTGCAGCGGATGAGGCAGGGATCCCTTTTTAACCTCCTGTGTTTTGGGCGGCTGGCTTCGGCTGGCCGCCCTTTTTTTTAAAACAAAAAAGTTGTATAATCGCACACCAAGGTAGGAAAAGACAATGAAAAAAGAAATTAACAACTCAACTTGCAGATACTGCGGGGCAACAGGAGAGGTATTTCTTTCAGAGCTAAAAGATGACGAACCCAAACCAAAGAAATACTTTTGCCTTAAACTTCAATGCTCAGAGAATTGCAGAGAAAGTCAACCAGATGAAATGAATATTCTCTATGTATCTGAAAAATTGCAGGATCTAAAAACTTGGGCAGTTAAGAATTTTATATCCTGGGATTGCATCACGATAATCTGAGTTTTGCGAACAACTCCCCTTGGATGATTTATGCACAACACTACACTTCCATAACTTCCGCTTTTTTGTCTATAAAATTGTAACAGATTTGTAACGGGATGTGTCATATAATGGCATATAATGTCATTTGATGTCATTAGGATTTTCGTTTTCCGCCAGGGGTAAATGGTACGCCCGGAGAGATTCGAACTCCCGACCTTCTGATTCGTAGCCGACAGGACTACCCCTGTTCATTTGGCATCTCGTGTAACATATTTGTCTAGTGTTTTTGTTACAAATCTGTGTACAACGCCCCGATTTTCTTTACTGCTGCTCTTAATTCCGCCTCATCGTGATGCGTGTATTTCTCTGTTACCAGGACCGAACTGTGGCCGAGAACCGTTCGCGCCACCGAGATGGGGACCGTCTGACTTAGGTAGGTGGAAACGGTGTGCCGGATCTGATGGAAAGTGAAATCCTGAACTTTGGATTTCTTCCGGATCTCCCGGACCACCCGCTTAATCGAGTCCGTTCCCTTCAGCGTGAAGACGTGCTCTCCCTTTACGGGCTGCCGGTCGATCACCGCCTTGGCGTGTTCGTTAAGGACAACAACCTTGTTTTTCCGCTGGGTTCTGGAGCTGGAGCGGCGGCGATACTTGGTGGAGGTTATCGGAATAACGGCCAGGTTGCCCTGGATATGCTCGCGTTTGAGATTCAGGATCTCGCCCAAGCGCATACCGGTGTTAAAAGCCAGGACAAGAAGATCATGGACAACAGCCTGAGCCGGACCGGACGGATCTGCCTGAATCTCGGCGGCAGCGTCCAGGACCGCCTTCAGCTCTTCCCGCGACAAGGCCCTCCGTGTACGGTCTTCCACAAAAAACTCATAACCATCCACCGGATTGTGGCGGATATGGCCTTCTTTTTTGGCCAGGGTGAAGAAATGCCGCAGCAGGGTCATGTACCGGTTGACCGTGGTCTCCGTGAGGCTGCGCTTGGTTTTCTTGCCGACTTTCCGGGCAAGGAGATATTGCTCCAGCCGCTCAATGTCGGTTTGGCGGATACTGTCGAGCGGTGGATCCTCAAGAAAATCCTCAACGACCTTGAGCATTCCCATGTCGTTATCCAGAGTCTTTTTGTGCGCTTTTAGTTTCTTGTAGCGGTCCGCAAAATCGGAAAAGAGCACCCGTTTGACGGACGGATTCTCCAGCCCGAAATGCTCCGCTGTGATCTCATCCTCGACCTGCTGCAGCCGGGCGGACAGGAAATGCTCCTGGCCTTTGTGGATCTGGAGGGATCTGTAATAGTCCTTTCCCTCTATGGTTTTTTTGAACCAGTAGATGTGGTTCCTGAGGTAGACTCCCATGACAATTTATCCCACTCGGCTCCTGTATATTGTTCCAATGTGCCGGTTAACCTGTTTATTCTTATATCAACCTTTGCAATAGGATAATAGTACCTATTCGCCCACAAAACAATGATCAGCAGCACCAGCAGGATCACCGCATAAACTTTCCAAAATTTATCTTTATTGTCCGTCATCACTTATAAATCCCTTTTCTTCCGCATAGCGGAAAAATTCTTCAACTGAGATCCCTAATGCCCGGCAAATCCTTATCATCGTGCTGACTCTTGGGTCTGCAATTTGCCCAGTCTCTATCCTTGAAATTACACTTTTATCAATAGTGTATCCGGAATTTCGAAAAACATCACCTTGGCTCATTCCAATTTTTTTCCTTATGGCGCGCAAAGCGTCTCCAATATTGACATCCAAAACTCTTCTCCTTAAACAATATAACCTCCCCTTCGCCGCCTGGTTATCTTCATTCGTTATTTTTGTGCATCCCTCCTTGGGTTGAAAACCCCAGCTCCCGTTGACTTAAATATAGTCTACCAATTTACTAATGTCAAATTTGCATATGATATTTTTTTAAATAGGTTGACATATTAGCAATTGCTAATTATTAATATCATATAAAGTCAATTTCTCATGGAGTCATAATGAATCAAATTAAAAAGATTCTTGAAGAAAAGGGCAAGTCTGTCGGCTGGCTTTCCATCAACAGCGGAGTCAATCACAGCCAGCTTTGGAAAATAATCAAGGAAATCACGCCAAACCCAGGCATTAAAACAGCAATCAAGATCGCTCGAACACTTCATGTAAAAGTTGAGGAAATATGGAAACCTTAAAACCTGAACAAGTCTGCGATTTATTAGGCGGCATCTCTTACCGCACCCTCCTCCGCCGGATCGACAAAGACGGTCTGCCGAAGATCCAAGCAACCCGAAAGGGAAAGCTCTTATTCAGCAAAGCGGCTGTCGAACTTTGGTTGAGGAAACAGCAGGAGAAAAGAATCAAGGAATTAAGGAGACGATAAATTGCTTGAAGATTATAAAAATCATCTCTTAAGGCTCAAGCAACGGTCTGAAAAGCTGACGGAATCATACCCTTCCGGTTTCCAACGGGAACATGAAAACGTCAGGGCCCAGGCGTTAAGCCTTGCCTATGACCTGTTCCTTCATTACCTGGAACTGGAAAAAAAGAAACAAAAAAAGGAGAGCCGAAAAAATGGCAGAAAAAAACAACAACGCCCCTCCTACCCTCTCCGCCGAAGTGGTAAAAGAGGACCAGGGCGACCAAGAAAATCATCAAATCGTTAAGCAGGAGCAGCACTTATCCCAGCGGCCGGCGGACGCATACCTGGCCAACGCCCAGGACCTCTTGACTATGGCCGAAGGCCTGGCCAAATCCAAGATGTTTCCCAATGTCAAGGACGAGTACGGAGCCATGGCTATGATCGAGTACGGCCGGGAACTGGGACTGCCGCCGGTGGTCGCCCTCCAGACCATGAGCGTTGTCAACGGCAAGCTCTGTGTCGAAGCGAAGATCTATCAGAGTCTACTGGAAAAAGCCGGCATCAGGATCTCCATTCTCAAGAAAGACAAGGAAGGCTGCCGGCTCAAGTTTGAAAAGCCGGGCAAGGCCCATGAAGAAGAATTCACCATGAAGGACGCGGAGCGGATCGGCCTGGCCAAGAAACTCAATTACCAATACTACCCGGAAGAGATGTGCTACTGGCGGTGTATTTCCAAGGGCGGGAGGGTGATAGACCCCGGTGCCGTCCTGGGTCTTTACACCAAAGAGGAAATGCAGGACACACCCGATGTCGTCCAGGAGTCTTACTCCGAAAAGCAGAAGGAAGAGAAAAAGAAGGAAGAGTCCAAAAAGGATACTAAATCATCTTCCAAGAAAACCACCAAGAAGGGATCCACCAAGAAAAAAACCGAAACCAAAAAAGAGGAACCGAAAGAGGAACCACAGGACGATGAGAAAACCGAGCTGGTCAATGAGATCAAGCAATATTTCGAAGACGGATTCGATGACGGAGAGGCCATGTATAAGCAATTCAAAAGGTTCCTCTCCGACTTCCAGAACGAAAAAAACCGAGACCAGGGAAAAGACCTTTGTTTTGTGCTGGGAAACCAGTACGGCCACCTCTCCATGACGGAAGGAAAGCTGGACGATCTCAAGAAAATGTGGGGAACCAAAAAGGCCCAGGAATACACTTTGTTCAATTTCCGCAAATGGCTCAGGGAGCAGAACGAAACCCAGGAAGGCGAGAGTGAAGACGACACCCCCTTTTAGGAGCCGGGCATGAATCAAAAAATCGAAATAAAAAACGGAAGATACATCATCCCGGGTCATGGCTCTCTCCCGCGCGTCACCTCCATCTGCGGACTGCTGGATAAGTCCCGTCCGCTTGTCGGCTGGGCCAGCCGGGTTGTCGCTGAATACGCGCTTAAAGAAATCATTGAGAAACTTAAATGGGGAGAGCTGACGATTGATCAAATCGAAAAGATGGACGTAGATCAGTTCGTCAAAGACGCAAAGAGCAGCCCCAGGCTAATCAAGGAAAGGGAAGCGGAGAAAGGAAAGCGGGTCCATAAGTTTGCCGAGCTTATGTTCAAGGCGCTGATTATGGGCCGGCTGGTGGACCTGGAGGTGGATGAAGACATTGAGAAACCATGCCAGGCCCTTATCCAGTTCGTAGAGGACCACCATATTGAACCGATCGCAGTAGAAAAAACCGTATGGTCCAAATCATTCGGCGGATACGCCGGCCGGCTGGACGTTGTTTCCTGGAAAGACGACAAGCTCTTTGTGATCGATCTCAAGACAGCCAAAGGCCTTTACGATGACCACCCGCTTCAGATAGCCGCCTATTATCACGCTTTCAAACAGATGCATGATAACGAGCCTATTGACGGAGCTGCCGTTCTCCGGCTGGATAAAGTCTCAGGTTTTCCCTTTTGGCATGAGTACACGCCAAAACAAATGGACGACTATGTGGATGAATTCAGCTTTTGGTGCGCGATCTGGCATATCCGGAATGATCGGAGAATCCGGGAGAAGGAGAAAAAGAAAAAGGCCGCGGCCAAAAAGAAAACCACAAAGAAGAAGACAACGAAGAAAACCACCAAGAAAAAAACCCAACAGGCGGAACTGCCTGATGCTTGGGAAGGGGAGGCTCCCTACTAATGAGAAAGATCAATTGGCCGGTCGCCTTCCGGTATCTGGGATATTTGATTTTATTCGCCGTCATCATCCTGATCTCACTCTTGGCAATTAAGACGGGAGGAATCCTTGGGTGATTTCAACAGCCTGAATGTCGTCATACTTGTCGGTAATCTCGGTGAGGACCCGAAACTATACAAAGGGAAAAAAAGCAAACAAAAATTCACCAGGTTTTCTCTCTGCACCAATCAAAAAGCCATCAACTCTAAAAAAATAATCGAACAGTGGCACAAGGTTGTTGCCTGGGGATCGTTGGCGGAGGCAGCAGTTACATACCTCCGCAAAGGTTCAAGCATCATGATTAAGGGGTATCTCAAAACCAGGACATACAACAAAGACGGTGAAAAACGATACATCACCGAGGTCCATGCGAATGAATGGATCTTCAACAGCAAGGGAAAATCCGGAGACGTGACGGACAATACGGAACCTCCGGAGGAAGAGGAAGGATACAGTGCGGAAGATGAGGACCCGTATTAGTGTTCGCCCGTTCTGGGTCCCCAAAGGCGCAGGGCTTACGGCCAAGGTCCCTGACAAGGATCCCCTGCGCCAATCATCTCCTTTCATATATCGGGGCGGCGGCTGTCCCCCATCAAACCTCCTTCACGACCTGGCATCGGTCGCCGCCCCCCTACAAAAAGATGCGACATGAAACGCGGATACATAAAACTATGGCGGAAGATTAAAGACCATGATTTCTGGAAAGAAAACAGATCTAAAACAAAATTTGAAGCATGGGTGGATCTTCTGATGATGGCAGCCGGCCTGGATAAAAAAGTGTTATACCGCGGAGAAATGATCAAGGTGAAAAGAGGCCAAATCCTCACATCAAAACTCTCCCTCTCTAAACAATGGGGGTGGGACAGGAAAACGGTCACAAGATTTATCGATTTATTAAAAAATGAGGACCAAATAAGGGTCATCAAAAAGGACAACAGATATTCCATCTTAAGTATATGTAATTACGAGAAATACAATCCCCTCAGTGATATTGAAAGGACAACAGAAGGGACAACAGAAGGGACAACTGATGCCCCAACTGATGCCCCAACAGAAGGGACAACGTCTAAGAAAGATAAAAGAAGGAATAAAGAAGGAATAAATAATACATATGCAGACTGTCTGCAAAAATGGAACCAATTCGCTGAAAAACACAACCTCCCTCAAATCATCAAAATCACACCCAGGACAAGAAGAGGCCGCGCTCTCAATGCCCGGCTGAAAGAGGGATTAAACTTTGATGAACTCTTAGAACGTATCGAAGAGCAGCCGTTCCTGCTGGGTGAGAATAAAAACGGCTGGGCGGTTGACTTTGATTTTATCATCACCGCATCCAAGTATCAGAAAATCATAGAAGGCGGATATAAACGTGTTCATCGAGATCCGGCCGTTGACGCAAAAGAAAGGGTGGAAAGAGTAGAAAAAATCCGCAAGAGAATTCGGGAGGAAAAATTCGAGGAGGAACCCTATTGAGTATCCGGGCGGAATTTTGGGATGACTGCATTACGCGGCTCATGAAATTTTTCACGGAGATTGATTCATCCAGGCAGGACGGATACTACGCGGAACTGGAAAAGCGTGATGTGGGTGAAAAGGTCTTGGAGAAAGCCATTGATTTCCTGATTGAAAACAGAACCCATAAATACTTCCCTTCTTTCGCTGAGATCCTGGATGCGGTCGATGAGGTCCGCCGGCGATATAAATTCACCGAGTACGACTTTGAACCCTGCGGCCTTTGTGAGGATACCGGTTTTCGGATTGAGAAAAGGGTGTATCCGGAACTCGGGCCTGAGACCAGGGAGACCGCCGTTCCCTGTTCATGCCAGCAGGGTCAGTTTCGAAAGCGGCAGCTTAAACGCCAGGCCAAGGATGGAAAATTAGCACCGAAAAAATATTACAAATATACGGTGGTCCGGGACCAGGAAGAGATTAAATTCCCGGAGGATGAGGAACCGTATTAGGAGGAAATATGTCTGTAAAGATCAAACCTTGTTATTTCCCCAGATATTCCGGGGCAAGCTGCAGAGCAGTTTACCGATGTAAACGGAATACATGCGAGTACGCAAAAAAACACAAAGTTACCTGGAAGAATTGCCCTTACGGGGGAAAAGCGGGACCGCTCCTGACTTATGAACCGAAAGGCATGAAGGTCCGCATAAAACCTAAGCCGGAGAAAAAGAGAAAACAGATCTTAATTCAGGCTTGGGAAAGAGAAAAGAATCCAGGAATGAATCCTCCAGGAACATACTTCGTGATCAAGAAGATAGACGCTTTACGGTGTGACCAGCTCCCTCAGGAGTACTGCAATAAAAGCCCTTTTGTGTGCAAGGTCCTCCGAAAAACCAAAGACGGTAAACGGATCTCTGTTTTAGGTCTCCATGATGATCGACAGGGTATGTATATTGCACCAGGAGATATTCTTCATAAGGAGCAAATCCCAGGTTTACTTAATTTTTGCCGCCGAGCCGGAAACCGCCTTCGTGGTATCAACCAGAGGAAAAAGAAAGAGCAGCAGAAAGGGAAGCTGCGCACCTGGAGGATTTGATGAAAAGAGAAGTCGCTTGGTTTTTGATTTTGATTGTTTTTATGTGCGGGGTGATATTCGGTTATCTCATCTGTGACCAACAGCATGAAAACCTCTATCAAGAGGTCAAGGCGGCGGAAATCCAACTTGAACTGCGGCTGCTGGAACTCCGGGATGACATGGATGAAATTGTGGTCCTGGAATATTTCCTGGATGAAACCTACAAGGATTTAAAAAGCCTGGGATACGCCCTGGAACAACTGATATACACCGGACCACGCGGGACCATGACGCTGGACCGGAGCATGTTCAGGTTAAGCGAGGAGGATTGAATGTTTTGCACAAGATGTAAAAACGATATCGCCGACTGCACCTGTCCGGATATTGATGATCGGTTGGGTGCTTTAACCGGAACCGTGATTTACCGGAAATGCCGGAAATGCGGGAAGCATTATGCCCGGTGTCAATGCAAGGATCCGGAATGGGTGATGAGTGAAAAGGCTGATGCCTATTAAGCCAGAGAGAAGAGAGCTGTATCCGGATAATTGGGACCGGATTTCTCAACTTATCCGTGAACGGGCTGGATGGGAATGTGAGCTGTGCAGTGCGGATAATGGCTCAGCGCATTGGGAGACTGGATCAAAAGTGGTGCTTACGGTTCATCACATCAATGGAGATCCGACAGATAACCGAAAAGTCAATCTGATAGCTCTCTGCCAAAGGTGTCATTTACGGCTGGATCAGGCGTTTAAGTCTAAAATTAATAAGCCTGGAGAATTATTCAATAACCAAAAAGGAGATAAAAATGATTAAAAGTATTGGAGTTATTTCCACTGAGAAAAAGGAAAATTCAAAGAGTCAATTTGGCACTGCTGTTAAATGCCTGGAAAAACGGATAAATGAAGGACGGAAATTATTAAAGATGACAGATGTTCTTTACAGTATTTCAGAGAAGGCCGGGCTTCCTGATGATGTGGTCAAGCAGATGAAAAAAGAAGGAGAACCTTTGGTTGCAGAGACGCGGGATGAACTCTCTCGCCTCGAAGCGGCCATTTCTTTTTTGGGAAACGAGAGAATGATCCATGACCGGATCCTGGAGCTGGAAGAGGAAAACATCAAACTCCGGGACCGGGTAAAGGAGCTGGAGGATGCCGCGGCAAAATCAAAATCTTCCTGATATCTGCATTAGGAAACGTGATTCCATCGGAACCTATGATCACTGCGAGGTGACTCCTGTGCCGTCAGAGCACACCTATTGCTTTGAGTACTACTACAAAGACCGGTATGTCAGCGAGCGCAGGATCCCGGCGATTATCCTCAATGACTATATCTCACGGTATCGCAGAATGACCGGAACGGAACCGCTGGACCGCCATCTTCACTACATCGTCTTCATGTATATGTTTGGAAAGGGAATATAAATTGGCCGAATTTCGCCGTCAGGCTCCGTATGCGGAGGCTTTTCATGGAAGCTAACATAAAACCACGGACATGTAAATATTGCGGAAAAATCATCCCTGTGAGCGTACTTAAAAAATATCCCACAAAAAAGTTTTGCAATAAAAGCCATCATGATAAATGGTGGAGCCGGCACAACCGAAGATTTAGGCAGATTGAGGAAAGGCTTGACCGGATCGAGTCTTTTATCGGGATTAGGAAATGACATCTAAGGCCAAGAAGGGATCCGACTTCCAAAGGTGGACACAGAAACTCCTGGAAGAGCACGGCTGGGAAGTCCATAACCAGCCGCGATCCGTTAAGTGGATCAAAGACAAGAAAACCAAAGAGCTGCGGCCGATTTCCGTCAGGAATGACATCCTGGGCTGCATTGACCTGGTCGCCAAGAAAGAGAAAGAGCGAACCCTGTGGATCCAATGCACTCTTCACAGTGGAAAGGGAAAGAAAGAGGAGGATCTGAAAGAGATCCCCTGGAACTATGAAGTCGATAACGTCCAGATCTGGATGGACCGGGGCAGCCGGAAGGTAGATATCTTCCAGCTGGATCCCTTTGGGGATTTCGTTCTGGTTGGTCGGGTGATCAAAAGAAAATTCCATAAAATCATGGATGGGATTTAGGAGGAACGATGACTATTGAGCGTGAAGGGCTAAGTTTTATGGTCGAGTGTGATAGATGCTCTAATTATGAACTTGTTGATACAGAATTATTCGACAGCATGATACGGGAAATTAAGGAAAAGGGGTGGAAAATCCGCAAAGGGAAATATGACGAATGGGAGCATATTTGCCCCGTTTGCGCTGAGGGAGGGCGACCATTGGGAGGCAGTAGATGATTTTACTGATATTGGGATTTACCGGGTATCTCGCGCTTGTCGTGTTCTTGGCCCGATTTATGAAAATGTCGGATAGGGAGGCTAATGATGGAAGAGATTAAGTTTCGGGGGTTGTCTGGTGATGGATGGCATTACGGAAACCTGTCTATCATAAAAAAAGATATCCCAAATAAAGTACCTGCGGGATATTACATCTCCAACGATGCCGGGATGCCATGGGCTTACCGTGTTTACAGGGGGACAGTCGGGCAATACACCGGCTTGAGGGATGGCGAAAAGAGAGAGATTTACGCAGGTGACATCCTGGTTCCTGAATCATACGTGAACCTTTCGGATCCTAAGTTCAGGTGTAGGGTGATATTTTCTGATGGAATGTTCTGTCTAAAACCTGGTGGGTTTATCGCCAAGAAAGAACCGCTTTCCGTTCATCTCCGGCGTGGAGAAAAAGCGGGGAATAGATATATCATCATGAGCAACATTCATGATGATCCGGAGCTGTTGGAGGATGAAAATGCTGCGGAAAATCCTTGAGTTTCTATTCCCCGGCCGTACACCGGAGGACTATCAGTTTATTGCCTCTGCGCTTATTGCGCTGGGTCTATGTGTTCTGTGCGGAGCTTTGCTTCTTTTAATCATTTGGATTTTTTAGTCGGCTTCCAGCCCTTATCCACCCCATACAATACACGCATATGGGCGACAGCTTTCTCATAGCTTTCCGAACACCCTTTACTCTCCCCGGTTTGCTTATTGGTGACACACCATTCAGACCCTTTTTTCTGTATCTTATACGGCATTTTTCTCTCCAAATAATTCCCTGGGATTCCAGCGGACAGTCCGCCCGCATTCCGGATTCGGGCATTGTTTCAGGATCAGCCAGCCCTTCATCCGTTCATCACAGTTGCAGTTCCTTTTGAGGACCAGGCCGGCCCCGCAGTCCGGACAGGTTTCCTTAAGTTTCATGACCATTGTTTTTCCTTATAAGCTCGTAGATCCGGTCAAAGTTCTTATCCATCTTTTCCTCCATCTCAGGGAGTCTCCGGATAAGAGTTTTTAGAATCGCAATATCCCGGTCATGTTCTTTCAGGGTGTTGGCCAGGTCCCGGATATCCTGATCATGTCTTTTACAGCTGTCGCTGTGGCCGGGTTTATCGTTTTTGTTTTTCGTGTCCTTCTCTTTTCCGTTTATATTCCGCATAGCCATCCACTTCACAAAATCCAGAGTTTTATTGACCACGGCAAAACCGATCCCACCGCCGACAACATAGTAGACTTCAGACGGTATATTCATTTCAACGCCCTTGACAATCCATAACCTCCGCCGATGCCGATAACAATCCGGTATCCCCAGATCTCAATTTTCAGCCGGCGATTCTGTCTTTTCAGATCCTCCGAGAGCTGCTTCTGTGATTGATAGAGTCCGCGGTATTTTTCCATCAGGGTCAATGCTTCCTCCTTATCCTCTTTCGCAGCGAGCCAGAGATCCCTGAAATTATCTCCCCTCTTCGTCATAGCCGCGGCCACGGACCGGTAATGCTCAATCTCCCGGTCCTGGTTGGTGATGATGGTCGCCTGGGTTTCGATGATCTCATCCTTATCCGTCAGGGTGTCCACTTTCGCTTTCAGCTCGTCACTCCGCATATGGAGGTCCAGGATCTCTCTTTTCTTTCCCGCAGCCGTTTGCTCAAGGGATTCTATCTCAGTCAATAGCCTTTTGTTTTCCTCTTCCTGTTCCTGGATTTCTTCCAGGAGTTTTTGTCTTTCGGCTTCCGCCGCCTTCTCACGCTCTTGAATTCGTCCTTCAAGTTCACTAATTCTGGCGGTAGATCTCTCATTGATACAGCTCCTTATCTGGCCGGCCAGGATCACCAGCAAAACCAGGCTGATGATGACGGCCGGATACTTTATGATTCTGATGATTTTGTCCATTGCCCTTTCTGGGCGAGTCTTTTACCGGCATAGCCGCCAAAGACCAGGCCCGCTGTTCCCGCAAAAGTTCCATACGGAGCCTCTTTGAAGAATGTGGCCCAGATGAAACCGACAAACAGCAGGGCTAGAGTCATGATCAGCGCCTTTGATGTCGTTATCACCATCTCGCCTCCTTCCTAAGTTTTTCTGAAAACCGGGGCAGGATCATCCACCCGATATCTATGTGAACAATCGGATTCTCCCGATCATAGTAAGACCGCCATCCGATCCGGACCGGAAACTCCAGGCCTTCCGCGATCAGTACCAGGCTGTCCACCCCGTCATGCTTATCCTTCGGCTGCAGATCCAGGGCCAGGCCGAAGATGTGAACGGAATAAGGGGATCCGCTTTGCTTGGTGAGATACATCTTGAGCTGATGATCAGGACACCGGTATCCCGATGTCGCCGGCAGGACATTATAGTCGCTTTCCATGATGTATCTTTCCCGGATCAACTCATAAGCATTAAACAGGGATGCATACTCGATTGAGATCTCATCATCCTTGTAGAAATCCGGAGGCAGCGCACCGCAATGACGGCACTTATACTCATTCCAAAGAATGTGAGTTCCGGGGATATAATCTCTACTCATGGATCTTGCTCAGCTCCTCCTGGATATCCCGGATCTGTTTCCGGACGTGATCCATAGCCTTATTCATAGCCTCTTCCGTTTTCCAGGGCTTTTCCCTCTCATAGAAATTAAGCAGCCGCTTCAGCCGGTTGTACTCATACATCAGCCGTTTTTCCTTGGTGTTCCGGACATAGGGCAGGGCAAGTCCGTTGAGGACGACACCGAAAGCTCCCAGATCCTTGACCAGGGCTTTTCTGGCTTTCATCCGGTCTCCGCCTTCCTCCATCCCCCAGATAGCCTCGCTCAAACGGAAGATCCGCTTGGTCGCGTACTCCAGCATATCCAAACCGACTTTCCAATCCGGATCGACTCCCCTCCGGGCAATCGGCTCTCCGCTGACACCCTGGTTGGACAGCAGCTCATACGCCAGTTGCCACATCGGATGAAGCTCCCATCTGGCCCTGTTGACCAGATCCACCCACTTGTCCGGATTCTTGCTGTCCCACCAGCCTTTGTACCGGTGGAAATACCGGAGAAAGACATTCGCCGGGTTGGTGAGATGCACAACCAGCTCTTTCTCTTCACCGTCTATAGTCGCCCTCTTGGTGTATTTAAGGCCCCATTGATCCGTCTCGAAACCAAGCTGGTGCATAACGTATTCCTGCAGCAGAAGGGATCCGACAACGCCGGCTCCGATCCGGGCCATGGCTTTCTTATATTTTTTACTCTTATAATCCGGCTCTTCCCATGTGCTTCCATCTTTTCCCTTCACCTTTTTTATGGGGATGGTCTTCTTTTCTTTCGCAATCAGTTTCGCCAGGCCGGTCATCATTTCCGATTGGGCCGCCATCATGGAGATCCGGAATGAAGGCGTGAACAGAATCTTATTCAAGGCCACCCTGGTTTTGGGCGGAATGGATGCATAATCTCCATGAGGTTTGGCTGTCAGCTGCGCCGCTTCCATCGGGGAGAAACCTTTTTGCAGATAATGGTGATAGGTGATCATCCGGATAAAATTATCTCCGGTCCAGGCGATATCCCAGGAGAGATGGTAAGGATTGATGTAACGTTTGAGATTCCGGACAAGCGGATTTTTGTTGATCATATTCTGCGTGATCTTGTCCACCTCTTTGAAAGTCGGCGTAAACGGAGTCGAAAAGGCTCCCCAGAAACCGGCATCCCAATAGTGCTGGTCCTTTTTCGCCATGCTCTTAAAGGCCCGGTATATCGCAACCGGTGTCTTTTTGGGAGCTGTCAGCGCCCCGGTCCAGAAGGATTGATATGTGTCATACATCGGCAGGAAAAACGGATTATAGAACTGAAACAGCTTGGTATAGGTGAAGACTTTACTGAGAGTCGGGTTAAACCATCCTCCGCCGCGGGAGAGCAGCTGTTTGTCGATGTAATTCGCCAGGGCCGGATGCCATCTCATGCCTTTAAG